ACCGGCTTCAGAGATGGCGAGATCAATGTTGAAACTGTATCACCTGCACAAGGTGGACTTGAAAGAGAATCACTTGACAGTATTCGATATTTTGCTCCAAAATCATTACAGATTCAGGATAGAGCAGTAACGACAAAAGATTACGAGATTCTATTACAACAAAGATTCCCCGAAATTACAGCAGTCTCGGCATACGGTGGTGAAGATCTCGACCCACCTCAGTTCGGTCGAGTGGCAATCTCCGTATTCTTACAAGATGATGCACAACTTATCTCAACGACTCTTGCAAATACATTCATTGAATATTTAAAAGAAAGAAGTCCATTAAGTATTGAACCAGTCTTCGTACAGACACAATTCTTATATGCTGATATTCATGCGAAAATTAGTTACACTGGTAAATTATCTGAGAAATCACCACAAGAATTTGAAGTGCTGGTGAGAAATGCCATTCAGGCATATTCAGATAATAACCTAGAGCAATTTAATGCGACACTGAGAGCATCAAAACTCGCATCTAGTATTGATGCACTAGACACGGCAATCGAAAGTTGTCAAGTTGATATCCGGCCAATAATTCAATACTCTCCGGTATTAAATGTTGCTGCAAACCCACGATTTAGATTTGAAACTAAATTAACAAAGCCATACCCCTTTAGATTGACAAATGGATTTAATGATTATAAGCCTGCAATTAAGAGTAGTGTTTTTGATACTACGGGTGGTGTTTGTGTATTCATTCAGGATGATGGAGAGGGTAAATTGCAATTGGTAACTGATAACCTTACCAATCCACAGATTGTCAATCCAAGTGCTGGTACTGTCGACTATGAAACTGGAGATGTTCGACTCTCTAAACTTTTGGTAGAAGGCTACCCGGGTCAAGCAATTAAGATTATGGCAAAAACCGACACCGACGACATTAAATCACCTACTGGTCGTGTGTTTATCATTCGTGATTCTGATGTAAGATTTAGTGCCACACGCGAGGATAATGATGCGTATGGCTCACTTGATGGAAATATCAGTAGAACCTCAACGACTACATACTAGGAACCTCTCTGATGGCGGTTATAGAAAATAATATATCGTTCTTCATTCAGTCACATTTTCCTTCAATCTATAGGGAAAATGGTGAAGAGCTCGTTGAGCTGGTCACAGAATATTATAAGTGGATGGAGAATACTGATAACCAATCCATTTATAATGCAAGACGCATGTTCGAATATCGAGATATTGATAATACGCTCGAAAAGATGCTTATCTTTTTTCAAAAGAAATTTTTGGCTGATCTGCCTCTTAAACAAGATACAGTTAGATTCATTACAAAAAACATTCTTGATTTATATCGTAGAAAGGGAACCCCGGCTGGTATTGAACTCTTCTTTGCATTATTCTATAATGAATTCGATGCAGAAATAACATACCCAGCTAGATTCATGTTCAAAGCTTCCAATTCAAACTGGAAGAATGGCATCTATTTACAGATGTTCCCCAATAAGAATAAATTTCTTTCTAAAACAGATAAAGAATATAGTTATAAAGATCTTCTCAGTAGAAACATACTGGGGTCATCTTCCGGTGCTGTTGCAGCTGTCGACAAAATAAACTTCGTCATTCTGAATAATATTCTTACACCAATTATTTACATTGATGCTGTATTAGGTACATTTGTAAAATATGATGATCTGATTACAGTAATTGATGGTGAAGAAATTTCATTTGGCCGTATCGCTGGATCTCTTAGTGCCGTAGAAGTTGACACGACCAATCAGCTTGCAACAACTGGTCACGAGATCGGCGAAGTCTATAATATATCAACCACTACCGGTAAAGGTGGTGAGGTTATGGTCACCGAGGTTTCGAATGAACTCTCTGGTGAAATTAACTACCAAATAGAAGATGGTGGGTTTGGTTATACGATAGAAAATACCAGACTGATGGTTTCAAATCAATCTGTTTTATTTAATCAGACTGAATTTGATGCCAATGAAGACGATTTGACATTTACAGCCTTTGAGAGAGTCAGAGATTTTGCAGGCAACGAAGGCATTGTAATAGGACAACAAAATAACGTCTTAGGCCTTCAAATGAATGCCGGTGATGAATTCAGTATCAATCGAATATTGAGAACAGTAGATAGACCAGTAGGTGAAAATGTAATTATTCAGCCAAGCTGGGTCGGGCTTATCACACCAAAGAATGATACGTCTCCCGGTGATATGTTCGTTGATACAGGACTGGAAACTGATGTCAAGGTATTAAGTCTCGACAACGCAACTAACGTTAATATTATTACGGATCCCATTGCACCGCATCTGGCGACTGTCTTAAATATTGCCGATTATGAGGTAAACGCACCATTCTCTGGTACTGCTTCACCGGTAAATCTTAGTACTCCGTTAGATCAGGCTTTTGATATTTCAACACTCACCATTGGTTCCATTCGCGAATTTAAGAATCTCAACCCAGGCAGTCTATATACATTTGATTTATTTGCCAGAGCAAGGGATGATGTATTCTCAAGTCTACAACGCAGACCACAGATAATTAGTTTTGCTGATCCTGCACAGGCAGGTGTTTTCGATGTGAATACAATAATCGAAGAAACCAATACTGGTAGAACTGGTATCATCACAAAGATTGATACTCAAAAAGGTTTTATTGGTATTATTCCTTATGATTATTATGGGTTCTCGGCTGAAAATGAAATCGTTAGAGCCAATGGTAATGTACCAATAGCTCAAGCTGGGGATGACCTCACAGAAGAGGTACTCGGTCTGAATGCAAACATCGAGGCAGAAACGGAATTCTCTGTTGGTAAGATTTCTAAGGTCGCAGTAATTGATTCCGGCTTTGGTTACAATACCGGCCAACTTGGTAATATCTTTGATGACGATAATGCTATTAAAGCAGTTGGTACAGTATTTGCAGAGACACAAGGAAGTACAAGTGGTTATTGGTCAGAATTTAGTTCTCACCTGAACGGATATCAAGATCTTCCAGTTGATGCAGATACACCCATATTACCTACAGTCAAGCTTATAGGTCAACTAAATACTTTAATTGCAAATACCGATCCAACCACACCACCTGAAGTTGGTTTATGGATGGACACGATTCATTCGGATGGTTATGCATATCTTGATTTGACTCTCAATGGTGCAATAGATAATTTCGACGTTATTCAATTACAGAAAATTTTTGATGGTGCTTCTGATGTAGAACAGGATGCGATTGATCGATGGAACAATGTAGTTGCACCGAGCATGAAAGAACAGATTTGGTTTAGAACGTATCCAGAATATTATCAATATTTGCCTGAGCAAACTTATTATACCTCGTCGATGAAAATACAAGATAGTGATTTTTATCAGGAATATTCATATCAAATTAAATCGACTCTGGCAAAACAAGAATACGAAAAATTACTTAAAGAGAATGTCCACCTTGCAGGAACTAAAATGTTTGGTGATTTCATCTTTAAGGCAAGGGCTGGTTCGGCTTCGAAGATGCGATTCAGACGAAATTTCAATACCCCTGGCCCAACCTATAATAATGCTGGACAGATTGACGATGGTGCACCACCAGGATCATTACCAATATTAATAGATTCGCCAGACTTAAGCACACTTACTGTTGATGTCCAAAATCTACGGGTGGACAGAAATGATGTACTGGTCGATAACGACTCTACCGTTTAGAATAAATAGTTAAAAAATCTTTTAGGAGAAGATATACATGTCAAAACAAACCGTAAATATTGGTACTTCTGCCAACGACGGGACAGGTGATCCTCTCCGTACGGCGTTTGATAAAACCAATGATAACTTTATCGAGCTATACAATGCGCTAGGCGGGGACGATGTGGTAAATCTCATTAATAATGATGAGGAAATCGAGCTTCTGGCCACCGCAAATAAAATCTCATTCTTGTATAGTACAGAAACGCAGTTATTAGATACTGATGCTAATTCACATCACGGGTGTATAGCACACGCACATGATACTGGTGCTTTGTATTATGCTCATGGTGGTGAGTGGAGAAAGGTACTTACAGATAACGCTAATACCTCGTCTCCAGTTCCTAGTTATTCAGATTCACTCAATCGATTTGTATACGAAGAGACCCTTACCAACACAGAAACCGATGGCTATATTTTAAAGACAAATGCCAACGGCACATATGCTTGGGCAGCCCCGGCTGATGTATCTGGAGCGGTGGATTCAATCGATGAATTAACTGATACAAATCTCACAAACCTTCAACCCGACCAAATTTTAAAATACAATGGTTCTAACTGGGTAAATGCAAACGAAGGTGGTGGTGTTGGTGGTGGTGGTTCTTCTACGTTTACTGGTCTTACTGATACACCCGGAACATTAGGATCTGCTGGACAATTCATTAAGGTGAATTCTTCAGGCAATGCGTTGGAATTTACTGCAGCCCCCAGTGGTGGTGGTGGTTCATCTACACTAGATGGACTCAATGACGTAAATGCTTCTAGCCCATCGAGTGGTCAGGTATTAAAATATAATGGATCAGAATGGGCTCCTGCTGCTGATGCTACTGGAGGTGGTGGCGGTACTCTGAGTAGAACAACGGAGACTGTGACTACAAGCGGATTAATTGGTAACTTCGCAAACGCAGACTTGAATTTTGATAATGTAGGCTCCTCATTTATGTTAATGCAGGTTCAGGTAAACTATGCATCTTGGTTCAGAATATATGTCAATGATGCTGCTAGAACAGCAGACGCAAGTAGAACACAAGGTGATGATATTGCTGATGGTGAAGGTCTTATTGCTGAATTCATTTCAAGTGGTCCAGAAACATTTATTATTACACCAGCGATATTGGCATATACTAACCAAGGGACAAGCCCGAATGGAAGCCTTAGGTGCGCAATAAAAAATGACAGTGGTGGTGCACAAACATTGTCAGTTACCCTTACCGGAATTATTTTAGAGGCGTAATTGTATGTCAAAGATAGCTTATACAATCATTTTTGAATCAGGTGTCGACGAAGATCTCTTTTTTGATGAAGGTCCCGGCCAAGATATTCAGGTTGTAAGTCGACTATCTGCGATACCCGGTATTGCTAGTGTAGAGATTGATGAGGCAGAAAAGGTATCTCTCTTAGAAAGTATCGAAGTAAAGGACCTCGAAAAAGCAAAAGTGCCTATGAAAATGGCTGTCAATTTCGACGGTCCTTGGCCATCTACTGTTTTTAATACCGATATGGTTGGTGGTGCTGATCTTGCATCGCCTCCTGTGAGTAGTGGTGATTCATATGATTACCATCCTCTTGGTAAGGCCTTTATGTCATCGGTCAATGTCACATCATCCGGCGGAGAACCTGGGTTCTTTTCCTACCAAGGCGAAGAAAATTTAATCACGGCAAACTGGGAACAAGTACCTATCGGTCGATATGTTGATATCGTAGCCATAGAAGCTGGTGTTCCCAGCAATAATTCATATAATAACCGAGATCAGTATTTTGATTTTGCTGAATATGATCCACGAACATGGAATATTACATTAACTCCAAATGGTTCGTCGGGTTGGATTGTAAATGGTAGTCACAGAGGTGGTGTGCTTACAAACGGCAATAATACAGCACTCACATTCTTTCCTGGTGATACAGTTAATTTTACAAACAATGCTACCAGTTCCCACCCATTAGAATTGGTAGATGGTTCTGGAAACCAATTACCTTTGGTAGCTAACCAAGGTGCTGCAAATGGTGGAGTACTCACATATAAAATTTCTAAGTTTGATAACGGGTCAAATATATTTTATTATAGGTGTACAATACACACTGGCTCCATGGTCGGAAGTGTGAACCTCAGTATCGGCGCTAATTCAAAAATTATTAAAATGGATTGGAGCGATTATGATTCTTCCGTAAATTCTGCGGGTAATAATCAAATAACAAACACATCGGCTGGATACTTAGATGATCATGCCGCAGGTGTATTGAGCGCTGCCGGTGGTAATATGGGTGGTTGGGCAAAAGGTTCCGATCTCCGAGTAATATACATTAATAATTACGGTACCTTCGCTGCGTACAATGCGGTGTTAGAATGGCATAAAACCAAACCCGTCAACCCAGAAACTGGTAAAAGAAATGCTACAGTGACCACGGGTGCTTGGGGGTTTGCAGCCGAATATTATGATAAAGCAGTACCCATTGACAACATTACGACATTGACGTATTACGATAATGGTGGCGGTGCTACTACAGTCAATAGACCCGGTGGTGGTTGGGGTAATGATTATTCAGCATTTGAAGCTGCGCACATGGCACCAAAACAATTTCAAGACCCCTTTGACAATACACGAAAATGGTGTATCATAGTACCAAATCCTGCTCCGGCAACTGCTCTTAAAACAACGCTTGAAGCATTTGCCAGTTCTTCCAGTGTTTCCGGTAGCCAAATTTATCACTTTCGATCAATCGGCAATGCCGGTAATGTTTTGGCCAAAGAGGGTTCAGAACAGTGGAATAATCAATTTACTGCAAATGGTCGTATCGTCAATATTAGCACTTCAGGCAATAGTGTAAGTGGAGGTTCTAGTACCACAGTATCTAATTTGGTTTATTACCCACTTCGCTCTGGGGATAATGGAATTGAGGAAGAAATTAGTATCGGATCTTACCAAATAAGTGCTTTGAAGCCCTATATTGATTTTTATAGTACGAGAGGTCCAATCGCAGATCTATTTGCTCCGGGCAACCATTGGTATGGTCCATATCAGTATTATGGCAACGCATCAAGTCTTT